GCTTCTGCTTTTTTTGGAGATGGAAGCAATTTGACTGGGATTTCGGCTGGCGCAGTTTCTGCTGTTGCCAATGGGTCTGACAATAGGGTTGCAACATTCAGTTCCAGTGATGCACTAAATGGAGAAGCCAATCTGGCATTTGATGGTAATACTTTAACGGCGGCAAACTCTTCTAACACCGCCATCCCAGCCGTAACAATTGACAGAAATTATACTGGTACTACCAGCATCGGTAACTATACAACCGATCCGCAGGGCTTGCTTATTGATTATGATATAACTGGAATAGTCGCATCAGGGTCAACGTCAATTCATGACGCTATTGCCATTAATTTTAATCAAGACTCACCGACACATAGTGGTTCCCTTAATTCAACTGGGATAGATTGTAGAATGGTTGGCGGAACATCTGGCACACAGACGATGAAAGGTGTGGCTATACATCTGGCCGGCGCCAACACTAATACCGGGATTGATATCACCGTACCCAATGACGGGACTCACTTTGTAGCACGATCACCAGATAGCCTACTCGATCAGTTCAAGATCTCGGTTGGGGCGGCAGGAGCGACAACGCTGAGTACTAACGATAATGATGCCGCAGTGGCGAATCTTACGTTAGATGCTGATGGAAAGATCATCATTGAAGCCGCCGCAGGAGATGAGGTTGTTTTCAACGAGGGGTCAGCCGACGTTGACTTTAGAGTTGAAACTGCCGACGAATCCCATATGCTTTTTATTGAGGGTTCTTCTAATAGAATGAGCGTCGGCGACAACACAGGATCCCCCGGCGCTACATTAGAAATTAAAAATCACGCTTCTGCCGGTGCTACTGGTGTACCTCTTTTGCAACTAAACAACAACGACACCGACCAGCAATGCCTTGATATTAATGCTGGCAATATTGACGCAAACGTAGTTAATATAACAGCAAACGATGTAACAACAGCAAGAGTGCTTTCTATTGGCGCAGATGGCTTAACCACCGGTAATGCTCTTTATGTTGATGATAATTCATCAAACACAGGAACAAGAAATTCTGCACTCATAATCCAGAATCACGCTTCGGCAACAGGTTCCACAGCGCTCACAGTTCAGTCAGATGGCGGTATTACAGGAGTAAAACTAGACAAGAATTACTCAGACACCAATCTGGACGCCACAGTAACCGGGCTACAAATAGATTTTGATAAGACGGGCGCGAGCACGACAGACAACACCATGTACGGTCTCAATATCGATATGGATAACGTCACAGCCACCAACGGCACCAATTACATGTATGGTTTGCACGTCACGCCAACACTTTCGCATTCCGCTGGCACCGGCGGCAGCTATGTATATGGTGCACATATCGACGCACAAGGCGGAACAAACGGCTCCAGTCTCGTTCAAGCAGCATTCTTCAAAGCAAGCGGCGGGACTTTCAATTCCGGAATCATCATTGACTGCGAAAATGGCGACAGTAATATAGATTTTAGAATTAGAAGTTCAGCCGATAATACCGATCATTTCACTATTCGAGTCGACGCGGCTGGTGAAACCACATTCACAACCGTTGATACTACTGTCGGTGCTACTGCTCATCTTACATGTAGTGTTGATGGAGATATTGTTTTAGAGCCCGTAGGAGGCAATGTAAGACTAATTGGTTCCTTTTCAGGCTCCGCAGGCTTAGAAGTAGGTTCGCACATTACTGGCTCTGGAGGTTTTAGGCTTGAGGGTGATGCAACTGTTTCTGGTGGCATAACAGTAAGAGGGCCACTGATAGCAGACATGGCCGCAGTCCATAACTTTACCGGTGATGACGGTAACGCCACAATCCCAATTACAGCAGCAACTGCTCAAATTGATGCCAATGGTTCAGCCAGAACCGGAATGAGATTTGCTGGAGGTGGCGTGGCTGGTCAAATACTTGTTGTTATTAATGCTGGTGGTGAAAATGTCGCGTTTGCTAATGGCGATGGAACTGCGTTGCTCCGAGGAACCAATGTCAACAAAGATACAATAAGGCCTTCAGAAGCCCATGTTTTTGTTAGTGACGGTACATATTGGAATCATATTGGGGGAGGTACTACAGACGAAGGTGGTGGCTTGACCGCTGGATAATAGTTTATCTGTTCCTTTTCTTATAAATAAGACTATTTATGAATGATATAGTAAACCTAGGAGTTTTTTTTAATGTCCTCAATGTTAGAACAGGCGATCGTCGATGCAGCAGCTTTAAGAGAGGCTGCGCTAAAAAACGCAGAACAAGCAATCATAGAAAAGTATGCACCGCAAATTAAAGAAGCAGTAAATTCACTGCTTGATGATAAGGAAGTTTTGCAAGAGCAAGATATTGCTGCTTCCGCTCCCGAAGAGACCCCAATAGAAGCGCCTTTTGCCGCTTCACCGTCCGCAGATCCAAATCAGGCAGTTGAACTTACAATTACCGACGAAGAGCAGACGTGGGAATTTGATTTAGAGAAATTAAAGCAAGAAATGTCAACCGAAGAAGGTGGCATGGAAGGAGAAGGCCAAGAATCTACAGATAGTCTTTTATCTGATTTGGGCCTTGACCAAGAAGAACCCGGAGAAGAGGCAGCTTTAGAGCCAGAACCCGCAATTGGCGGAGAAGAAGAATTGGCACTCCAAGAAATTATGAACATATTAGATGAAATGACAAGCACCACCGAAGTACTCGAAGAAGAGCTTGTCGTTGATATGGGCGATGTTAAGCACGGCAGTTTTGTAACAGATGCCGGAACAAGAAAACACGACCAAGAAATGGAATTGGCAAAGATGGAATCAACCAAATATAAAGAAGAGAATGAAGAACTTGAAAAGAAAGTCAAAGAATTAAGCGAAGCTCTATCTGTTACCAAGACCAAAAACAAAAAGATTTTTAAAATCGTTGAGAAGTTAGATTCTTCTCTTAACGAAACGTTATTAAGTAACGCTAAGTTGCTTTATTGCAACAGAACATTAAGCGATGCCTCCTTGAATGAGCGACAAAAACATAAAATTGTTGAAGCCATCGCCAAGGCAAAAACACCAGAAGAGGCCAAGAACTTACAAGAAACCCTCAAAGCTACAGTGGGAACCACAAAGAAAAGCGGTCCACAATCACTGAGCGAGTCAGTTCAAAGAAGGTCTAATCTCTCAGGTATTATGCCAAGACGTAAAAAACCAGCACAAGAACATTCTTTCTCAGATAGAATGAAGAAACTTGCTGGTATCGAATAGAACATACTGTAGGAGGTATTAAAAATGTCTATTATTCAGAAATTATCTGAAGGCATCATAAACCGCGACCTGAAAAAAGAAGGCCAAGCTCTTCTTTCTAAATGGACTGCAACCGGTTTACTTGAGGGCCTTAAGAATGAGCATCAGAAGTCTACAATGGCTCGATTGCTCGAAAACCAAGCTAAAGAACTACTTCGTGAGAGTTCATCTATGGGAGCCGGTGATGTCGAAGGTTTCGCTGCCGTTGCATTCCCAATCGTTCGTCGTGTATTCGCCGGACTTATTGCTAACGACCTTGTTAGCGTTCAGCCGATGTCATTGCCATCCGGTCTAATCTTCTTCCTTGACTTTAAGTTCTCTCCAAACATGGGAGACGGAAGCACCACACTTACTGATAGAATGGGTAATAAAGCAGATAAATCAATTTATGGTACTGACCAAGTTGGTTCTGCCATCACAGGTGGTGTTGATTTGGTTGGCTCTTCGCTCAAAGAGTCTTTAGGTGGTCCAAGGGATTTGGTTGGCTATGCTTATGCTTCTCCAACTGCTTCTTCTGGTGAAATCACCGATGACCAAGCAGGTGCTGCGGTTGTTGCAACTTTCCTGTTGGATGGTAGCATCTCAGAAGCTAATAGAAAATTATTGCATTATGATGCTGATTTGTTGTCAGTAACTGATTCTTCTTTAGGTGTCATTTGCATGGAAATTAGTTCTGCCGACTTCCCTAACCTTGATACTGATAACCTATCAGCCATTGAATGTCGTGAAACTCAAGCCGGTTCTGGCTTACAGGGCAATATTATGCTTTTTCTAGACGGACAGACTGGTGTTGGTACTCTAACCGATAGCGGAAACCACAGATTGATTCGCCGCTTAACAAAGAAGAAGACCAAAGTAACCAATCTTACTGCAAACGCAGATTCTGTCAGTGTGGTCTTTATTACAAATGAGCCCGGACAAATTACTGCTGGTTCAACCGTAACAGCAACAGGCATTACTGGCTCCGCAGATTTGTTTAGATTTCCAGTTAAAGACACTGTTGGAAGTAATACTGGTGAAGCCGCTGGTGCTCTTGGTGCTTTTGCTTATCCTCTTGAAGGAACAGGCGAAATCCCAGAGATCGACATCAAGGTTGATTCAATTGCGATCACCGCTCAGTCCAAGAAGCTTAAAGCTAAGTGGACTCCTGAGCTTGGTCAAGACTTGAATGCTTATCATAACCTTGATGCTGAAGTTGAATTGACTTCTATCCTCTCAGAGCAGATTGCTTTGGAAATTGACCGTGAGATTCTTGCGGACCTTGTTAATGGCGCAACTGCTGCGACATATTACTGGTCTCGTTCTCCCGGCTTGTTTGTAAATCGTGTTACCGGCGCAGAACAAGGTGCTAGCTCTGCCGCTCCTGACTTCACCGGTACTGTATCAGAATGGTATGAGACTTTGATCGAAACCATTAATGATGTATCTGTTCAAATCCACAGAAAGACTCTTCGTGGTGGCGCTAACTTCGTAGTTTGTTCTCCTGAAGTTGCCAACATTCTTGAGTTTACCTCTGGTTTCCGTGCAAACATCACTGCTGATGCTGATAAAGGTGAAATTGGCACTGTTAAGGTTGGTTCTTTGAGTCGCAAGTGGGACGTTATGGTTGATCCATATTTCCCACGAAATGTTGTACTTATCGGACGTAAAGGGAATTCTTTCCTTGAGTCTGGATATGTATATGCGCCTTACGTGCCTCTACAAACCACACCTACGATCTTCGGACCTGAAGACTTCGTACCACGCAAAGGGGTCATGACCCGTTATGCGAAAAAGATGGTACGTCCTGATATGTATGGTCTCGTTATCGTTCGCGGTCTCCTTGGCGAAGCTGGTGCAACTAGCTAACCCATAGAACCCTTTGGTTAATATAAACCCCCTTGTCTCCGGACTTGGGGGTTTTGTTTTTTGAAATACTATTTACGAGTGACATAGCATTTGCTACGTTAATACCAAAATATAAAAAAGACACTGGGGGATACCCCTATAGGGTCTTACACATAAGGAGATAATATTATGGGTACAAAAAGATTAGGACAAGCGAGATATGAGGCACTCGGAAAAAGCCTTAACAAAAGGGATGGAGGAATTCCAATTCCTATCGCAGCAGAAAATCCTGCGAAATATCATGAATTTTTTGATGACTTTCACACACCAAGCATTTCAACAGCAGCCGCTGTTGCTGCTGGTGCTACTGCCGGTCATGCTTCTCGTTGGGATGCTACAATTGCTTCTGGTGGTAGTTTGTTGTTAGACGTTACAAGAGCAGGCGGACAGGTTAAGCTTTTAACGGACAACACCGATAATGACGTTATTAACATGCAAGCAATTGGGGCGGGCTTTGATTTCTCAGATTCAACAAAAAAGTTATGGCTTGAGTGTCGAATACAATTAGCAGAAGTTGCCACCTCTGGCTTCTTCATTGGCCTTGCATCAGCCTCTGGAAACGCCGATCCGGATGTGCTGGCGGAATATGACGATGCTTTGGGATTTGGGATGAAAGATGGATCAGTCGCGACTACTTTAAATCATGTAGTTGCTAAAGGTAGCGCTGAAAGTAACGCAACCACAGGCATAACTATGTCAACAAGTATGATGATTTTATCAATTTATTGGGATGGTACCAACTTATATTTTTATAAAGACGGAACATTGGTAACTAGCCCTGTTGCAACTAACCTTCCAAATAACGTAATTGTCTTTCCGACAATTGAGTTTGTAACTCGCAATGGTGCAGTAGAATTTATGCATTGTGATTATATTAGAATAGTCCAAGAAAGATAAATTAATTATAATTTTAAACATAAAGCTCTTCCTTTTGGTTGAGCTTTTTTATTTGGACGCACAAATCCTCAAATTTTATTCCCAGACCAATTTTGAGATTTGAAACTATTTATAACACAAGGAGCCATTATGGGAAAAAGACGAAGAAAATTGTTAAGAAGAAAATATGCAAGCTTATCTTGGAACGTATACAACAAAAACCAAGCCAAAGCAAAGTCAACCGAAGAGCAA